ATGATTTACCAGATGCAAGTTCAATGTGTTCTGATGCAGTCCAGCTATCTGTAGAATCTACCCAGTTGAATGTTTTGTCAGTAGCTCCTTTTAATGTAATACCTCCACCATCGGCGGTTGTATCACTAGGACTAGTAACCACACCCATCTCAATGTTCTTGTCTTTAACACTGAGGGTTGTACTGTCGATTGTAGTTGTTGTTCCTTGTACCGTCAAATTAGCTGGTATTATAACATTCTGACTACTGTCTATTGTGATTGCGTTTGTTCCACCTGTCATCAATACAAGTGTATCTGCACCCGTTCTAGACATACCAGTATCGGTGTCACCTACGAACCCATAATTTGCAATGCCAGAACTTGGAGTTAAGTCCATCGAAGGACCTCCAGATTGTGCAGAAAATAATGTACCTGAATCTAAATGTAGACGTGGATTACTCGAAATGTAAAAATCCAGTCTATTACTGTATCTATAGAATCCTAATGTCGAATCTGCACCAATAAAGAGTTTACTATAATTAGAGTCACTAGCCATTCGCACAGTTTCTCTACCTTCTGTTACGAAAGATAAAGTATTAGCAGCGGCTCTACCCATTCCAGTGTCAACATCATTATTAAATGTAAAAACAGGGTTAGTACCTGAAGGTGTTTCATCACGCATAGAAGGGCCATTAGTATCTGCCCCTCTGAAATGACCTCCATCTAAAAAGAATCTACCGTTTAAATCCAACTCATAAGCTGGACTTGCGTTCAATATACCAACGCGATTATTAGATGCGTCTATCTTTAATACGTTAGTATCAAAGGCAATATCACCTGTTATATTAGTATCTAAGTTTAAAGTAACAGCTCCAGTATTACCACCACCATTAAGATTAGTACCTGCTGTAACTCCAGTGATATCACCGGCAATGTCAGATAAATCTACAGTCCTTTGTGGTTGACTGTTAGATTGATTTAGTTCTAACGTACTACCATTTAAATTTAAACCAGTTACACTTGAGCCTGTCGCTATTCCGGCTTGTACCTTTGCTTTACCGTGTGGTAGTATTTTTCGTGATAGTGGCATTATAATATACCTACGCTGAGTAGGTTAAAAAAGATTGTGGGGGTTTTTATACAGACCCCCAACTGTGAACCATACTCCGAAGAGTTGATTATCTAGATATCTAATCGTAGAAAATTACACCAGTTTCTGGTTTTGTAACTTTCAGACCGTATCTCATTGACATATATGAACCGACGATTCCGAAACCGGGGTTTGCTTCCTCGACAGTCATTGCACGTCTTTCGACGTAAGCCATTGGTTTTGCTGACATATCAAATACACCATAAGCTGTTGGTGGGATGTATGCATTGACATAAATGTTCAATCCAAACAATGAACCAACTAATCCAGTGGCTGCTGTATCTCTGATACCACCCAAAGCATCTGAACCTCCCCTGATAGGTGAGTTAGCTGCTCCGACTGCTGCAGAGAAGTCTGCTAAGTCCAATAGAGTTTTGTAGTGTTTTGGTGAAATAACGACTGTATCTGCGTTGTAACCGTGTTGTCCGATTAACTCGATAGCAAGTGTTAAGTCAGCTAGCGTGACAGTTCCGTTGGTTGTTGCTTCTTGATAGTGAGTTCTGGCTAAGTCTGCTGCTGCGGTTAAACCGTAGTCAACGTAGCGTCCACTTCCAGCTGCTGCTTGAGCTGCTGTACCACTACCAATGAAACCACCGTACAAGTTGACTGCAAAGTCGTTAATTCCTGAGGAACCAACTTCTGCATCTTGTTTATCGATACTTACGTTGCTAATACCTGTTTGTAGGTCTGCATCTCCAATACCGAATAAAGCGTAGATGACGTGCTTAGACATATGTCTGTCAACTGCTCTGCGTGCTTCGTTTAATGCAAGTTCAACTTCGTTGAATCTTGAGTCTTCTATCATTCTGCGGGTTACACCTACTGCAATACCCCACTCTCTGACTGCTACTCTCTCGGAGCGCATCTTTGTGTGTTGGTATTGTGGAGTGCTTCCTTCATCAATTCTTTCTAAGTTCATAGAAGGCATTGCGAATGTTAAGTCTATATCTCCGCCAGTGTCGGTTGTCATTGTTTCAGTGAACATTTGAAGTGCTGGAAGGTCAGTTACTTTGTAGTCTTGCAAAGCGTCTTTGTAGTCTACTAGAACTCTCTCTCCGGTACCTCCGGTTGCGTTATACGCACCGACATTGTTGGACGTTAGTATTCCATCTTGTGTTGTTACCATATTTAATTACCTCTTTAGAGAAGGACGACCTTCACTACTCCTCCGCTGATTGCCTCAAGTGCAATAGCTTCTTTCTGGTCGGCGCTTGCTGTGATTCCGAACTTACCGGTAGCATCTGCTGACAGGATAGAACCTGCTACAATACTTCCTTGTCCGTTTACGTTACAGACGACTCCAGCTCCAGTTATCACGTTACACATATTTTCCATACCGGATGCAGCTGTTAAAGCTACTCCGACACAGGCTGCTCCACTAGTTGCTGCTGGTTTGACTTTCCCATTAGAGTGTATCTGTAGGGGGTCTCCTGCTGCGACAGTAGCGTGGATTTGTAATGGTATAATTCGTGCTGGTGCTCCACCATCATTTATTAATATTTCTGTTGCCATATTTATTATTTCCTATATTTATTTCCTGTTCAAACGGATTCTTCCGTCTACCATAGAGAACATTCTCTCTACTTCAGGTTCGGCTTCTACAGCCTTTTCTTCTGAATCCTTTGCGATTCCCTTACCGAAAGTTTTTTCTGATTCGGCAGGTTCAGGCAATGATTCTAATGCTTCAAAGAAACCTGTTAATTTGTTATCTTCCCAACCGAATAGTTCTTCAGTACGGGCATCTTTGGACTCTTCTCCGAGTTTTCCGAAAAGAAGTTCTTTAGAAACGACATTTTTAACCAAAGCTGTTTTTAGCTTTTTGGCTTCTTCTGCCTTTCTTGACTCTTCTGCGGTCTTAAACTCTTCGATAGAATTCAAAGCATCATTGTACTTCTGCTCCAATTCGGAGTGGTTAGATGTCAAATCTTCCAGTTGTTTCTTAACTGAAGCAAACTCTCTCTCTGTTATCTTTTCAGATTCTGTTTTTACGACTTCCTCACTCATAGTATCGACCTCTTTGTCTTCACCGTTGTGGTCACATCCACACGCATCTTCACTAGGACCGTTACAACCGCAATCTTCTTTGGTTGCAAATTCCTTCTCTGATGTGTGTGTTGCACATTCCGTGTCAATCTTACATTCCCCACAGACGGGTGTTGCAATCTCGTTATCTATAAACGAAACTTCTACGGGTCGGATATTTGTTGCGTACGAATCGCCCATAACATCAACGTCTTTTGAAAACCAATCAACGCTAACGTTAGTAATATCCCCGTCTTCCACTTTCTGTATCACTTCTTTCATTCTGGCTGTTGGTTCATAAATCTGCGCCAACATAGATATTGCTACCTTGCCATCTTCCATCTCTTCAATCTCAGGGTTAATAGCCTTCCCGAGTAAATCCTCAGGAGTCCTTTGATGAGTATAATATATTGGTAGTTCATTGAACTTCTCCAAGCTTTCTTTAAGTATACTAGGTTCTATAAATACAGTTTGTTCTTCTCCTTCAACTTCATAATCGTGACGACCAGAAGTTAAAGCACGAACTGGGAATTCCCACATATCTTCAGTATCCTTTTTAGATACACTAAGTGCTTCTTTATCAAATTCAAAATTCATAGCAAATGTTTTTTGGGTCTCATCTGATTTAGAAACACCGAATTCCTTTTCTTCGCCATTGTTATCTGCCCACATAGAGCACATATTTTGAGCTACAATCTCTGCATTCTCTACACCTTTTTTGTTAAGGCGTGGTTTTAATCCTATTACACATTTTTCGTAAGCATTCACGCTACTACCTCCACAACCTCTTCTTCAGTGCGTTTCCCTGTCTGGTTTTTAGATAGTCTCTGTTCTGTTCTTTGAGACTCTTCTATTTTGTCTTGGTCTTTTCCACCAGAAATATTTACTTCAGCGGCAGTTGGTTGTTTTTCTACTACTCCTTCAGCATCTAAACCTCTTTCTTTTCTAACTTCACTAGGTGCCAAGACACCTTCTGATAGATATATCATATCGGTTTTTGCCTTTGTGAATGCATCATCTACATTCAAGTGTCTGAAAGCAAATTTAACATCGTCTCCAAACTGTGGCATTAGTTGTGAATTAATAGCAGACTCTACTGCTTTTTGTAAATATTTAACGTAAGGTTCAAAAACCGGGCGAGCTTGCTCCGGTTGTGTAAACATAGTTCTTGGTACTTTAAGAGCTATATGTATTTTATCTAGTATATCATCTGTATACTTACCATATTCAAAGGCTCTGTTTGTACCTTCTATTTCTTTTATTTGTATATCATTACCGTGAATTATATCTTCACCGGGTTCTAAAGAATTAAATGCATCAACAATTTCGTTAATCTTATCAGGGCCATAGGGCATATCAGGCAACCCACAGGAAATGTCGAAACGTGATACCGCATATTTATTTAGAGCTGCTCCAATGTCTCGCTCTGCATAGTCTTTTAGGTCTACTAAGTATAAAATAGTATGTATGTCAGATAAACCGTAAGCGTAATCATCAAAAGGATTGTTTTGTAGTTCTACAATTTCATCAGGGTCAAAACGTACATCTTCTGCATCGTTCCCTATATTCTGATAATAATACATTAATTGTCCGTGTTCGTTTCTCTTCACGTACATATTTTGTGAAGAACGTAGAACTAGGTTGTCTCCAGTCCATTCTAAATAACCTGAACCAAAGATTCGAGCGTTACGTAGCCAACCATAGATTGTCATATCAATATTGATATCAACAAACATCTTTGTTACTTCTTCTCTTAACTTTTCGTCTTCAGTAACAATATCAAAACCATCCTTTACTGCATATAAGCAAGGAAGGTCAATCAACGAACGTACAATTGGGTCTGATAAATAAACATTCATATAGGTTCTATTGTCACCTATGTGCTGTTCATAATTCCTGTTACCATAATTATTGGTAAGTTTCAACCTTCTTATTACACCTGCGCCAAAACCACGTGGTTCATCCTTTGGAGTGTTAGGATTAGAACCCACCGTAGCAAAAACGCGGCGTATCCTGTCGGCTAGACCCATTTGCTATCACAATATATAAAGTTTCGCTAGTATATAAAATTTTGTTCAAATACCACGCATAAATCGCTTTTTTGGAGCAGAACGACGTCTTCCGCTAGTAGTTATACCGCCTCCGCCGTATCTACTTACTGGTTTTCTTGTACCACGCTTTCTAACATTAATTGTACCTAACATACTGTCTGCTGGTAACATAGATAAAGCTGCGTGTACACCTAATACACTACTATCACAATAATCATCGTGTTTGTTTGATGGTGCAGATATTTTCTCTGTTTTTTGAGAAGCATCCATAACGTATTCTAAGTCTACGTGTTCACGATACCACTTCCACATTAGTTTTTTGGCGGTTCCTTCTTGTCTTTCGATGTCAGGTACCTTGATAAGACCCTGCTGAACAAAAGATACAAAATCCCTGTAAGCATATGTTTTACTGCCTTTAGCTCCTCCAGTAAATACGAACGGTATGAAATGTATACTCAATGGTATACAAGCCATTCTTATTTCTTGCTCGACAGCACCTCCAATACCTGTAGCGTCGATAATAACGCGAGCCGCATTAAAATCAACAGCGACATCCATAATACGACTTCTTTGATAAGGTATATCGTGCCCCCCTGACTTAGGTCCGATTTCTTCCAAATATAATAATCGTGCAATATTGTTGTCAGGTCCTTTTTCAGTCCTCCATACACTAATAACAGTAGAATTAACAGATTTCCCAATGTCAACAGCCACAGTATTATTTGTACCTGTCTCTCCTGCTTCGTCAGCGGCGTCGGGGGTAAGTAGTTGGTAGTCATCAAAACACTCTCGTAGTCCGGTTGGTGTAAATACATTAGATATACTCTCCACAAATTCACATTCGTATTCTGTTTTCCAGTGCAGGGAGTCCTCTCCCCATTCTAACATTTTATTCAACATATCCTCTTCATCATATGGTGGACTGTATGCCTCACCTTTTATGATTGCGTCTTTCCAAGTAAAGTGCAAACGACTGAAAGTGTCAGCATATCCTTCATCAAATAAATATCTGTACATATGATTCTCCTTACTTTTAGGAGTACCCAGATTGATAAACGGTGCTTTGTTTGCGACTATCGCTGGCTCTACATTATCGATGAACAACTCATCTGATATTAAAGGTGACTCGTCAACTATTAAAAGTGTTGGGTGCTGCCCACGAATGGATTGTCCCTGATTGGAGGGCGCCACCGGCGCCCGACGCAACATAGTTCCACCCCGCATTTTGATATGCGGTTTGTTATGTAGTTTATAATTATCTACTAAGGAATCTAAAAATGTATTATCTTTAAAATGTCTGTACACATAATTGAAAATCAGGGCGGCTTGGTCCTCTGTGGGGGCTAAAACGAACACAAGGTCTCTGAATCTCTTAAAAAACATAAAAATAACGACTGCAATTGACAAAGCCCACGATTTACCACTACCTCTAGGCGCTAATATAGCTAATTTACGGTGTTTTTCAGGATTTCCATCAGGATATGTTAAAGATTGCACAATTATCTTCATTTGGAGTGGTCTAACACGCAATGGTCGTTGTTTTGCATCCAAAAGGTACGTTTCGCAGAAAGTTCGCACTAACTTTTCCATTTTCTTTGGATGTTTGCGTATTTCTTCAAAAAACTTCTCTAAATTTTGCGAATCGAATCTATTCTGACCCGTCAGAGCTGCTTTCATTTCTTTCTGGTTCTTTACTGGTATCATCTTCTTCTAAATCTCCTAGGAAGTTCATAAAATTTTCGGTCTTTTGTTCTACCAAAGTAGGTATTTCAATATTAAGAGCGCGGAACTCAGTGTGAATATCCTTAACAATCGTGTTGCGTTGTCGCAATAACTCTGTTCTAGCGTCAACATCCCGAATAGATATAAGAATTTCTTCCCAAAGCAAGTCTTCAATTGCAAGATTTCGTGCCAGAAGTATAACAAGTTCTTTGTGACGTTCATATTCTCCCTCTCCAACACGTTGTCTAAGTCTGGTTTCGTATTCTCGGACTGTTTCCTCTACCATTTTACCTTATTAGCCCAATACGCTGCACTCATTTTTCCTTTCTTTATATTTTTAGCGTGACGTGCCTTAAATGATTTACGTCTTGCTTTTTGTCTTGCAGACTCACCTTTCTTAGGTTTACCTGCTGTTGTAACCCCTTGTTGTCCAAATCTAATAAGTTTAGTCTTATCGCCTACTTTAGCAACGACTACGTGCGATTTCTTAGGGTGATTAGGAGTTCTTTTAGGTTTATTGTATCCTGACACTCCTGCCCGTGTTAATTTAGCGTC